GTGTCGGCGCTATAAGCTTTTGCCACTTTTAGTTTGGTGATTAAGCGCTCGGCTTCTTCTGGTTTAAAGCCTGCGACTTCGCCTTTGTTGTAGCGAGTCCAGTGCTTAGTAAACTGGACTGGGGTTAATTTTTTATTAGCCATGGTGGCATCCTTAAGATAATGAGGGCAAATAAAGCGAGCCAGTCATATTGACCGACTCGCTCACTAAACGCCTTAAATGATAGCGGCATGTTTACCAGGTAACGCCGGTACCCAATACCAAGCCTTCTGGGTGGCGGCTGGCAAAGTCGTGCTCAGTGACCACGCGGATAAGCGATTGGTTTTTACTGAAAGCGCTTTGCAAATCGCCATTGCCATCTTTGTAGGTAGCTTCAGTTGAGAAGTCGATGCGATAAGTACCGTCTTCTGCAATCACGGCATCGTTGAAATCAGCAAAGTAAATTTCTGACTCATTGGTGCCGACACCTAAGTTGGCTGGAATGCCGTTGGTGTGCTCGATGCGATAACCTTTCAATAGGCCTTGCGACATTTCTGGATAGACTTTATTACCGTTGCCGTCATGCAGCCCGAATAGCTTCATGAAGGTGCGTGGTGACAAACCCCAACCACAGCTGATCATCATGCTGTTTGATTCCATTAGTTTCAGGATTAAGCTATCGAGATAAGCATCGATGGTGGCGAGATCTGCGCTACCCGTAAACGCCACTGTGCGAGCTGCATCGGTTGCTAGCTTCTTTAAGCCTGTTGGCGTATTGCCTGCACCATCACCACGCAAGAAGGCCTGATCTTCGCGAACCGAGATAGCATTTAAGCTGTCAATTAACACCATTTGCTCTACGTTAAAGCCTGCGCGGCCAATTAACTGATTAGAGATAGGCACTAAGGTGATCAGTGTTTTGGCTGACAACTGAATGTCGTCGGTGGTTGCTTCTGATGCGGTAGCATCTGTGCCTTCACCGGTGTAACTTGCCGTTGCGCCGCCGGTTTGACGCGGTAGGCTCATGTTGCCATTTGGCAGCGGAATAGTGCGAGCGCCGAGCTTACGCACTACAGTGCGGTCGCGCAGCAACTCAATCACTTCATCAGCGGTGTTTTGCGGGATTAGTGCACCACCTGAGCCAGCTGACGTTTCGATAGCCATAGCCAGGTCGCTATCACCGATAGTGTCTGACGCGAAGCGGGCGGCACCTTCAAGGTTGCCCTTTGATGCTGCGATTGCCATGGCGGTACGGGCAAAGTTAGCGCCTTTATACTGCTTAGCTTCTTTATTTACTTTGACGCCTGGTGCGCCAGTGATTGGTTTTGCGTGCAGGGCATTCATGCGCTCGGCGGCTTCTTGGCGCCCAAGTTGCTGGCTTAATTGTTCAAATTGAGTCGATAACGCTTCAAATTGGGTTAATTCGTCGGCAGATAGCTCGGCATCTGCATCCTTAGTTGCTAACGCTTGGATCTGAGCATTAATCTCAGCACGTTTGCGGCGAAGTTCTTCGATAGTCATAGGTGTTGCTCCTGTTTAGATAACAAAAAAGCAGCCAATTGGCTGCTTTTATTTGGTTTACTCCGCCGCGTGGCTAGAGCTGAGTTGCGATATCCATAGCTTTAGCACGAGTGCTTAAACCTGTGGATGAACGGCTTTTATTCGCCGCTTGCAAATAGGGTTGGGCAATATTGCTTATGGCCGACATGGGATCTGATAATTCATCGGCAAAGCCAAGCTTAATGGCCTCATTTGCTGACATAAGTCCAGCCTGAGTGTCGATAACCGCTTGCTTGTCGAGGCCGCGATACTGCGATACTGAATCGACAAACATTTCGTAGGCTTCGTCGAGTCGCTTATTGATAGCCGCTACCGCCTGATCGCTTATTGGCTCGTGAGGGCTACCATCATTTTTGTGTTCGCCGCGATAGAAGGTTGAGAATTTGAGGCCGATTTCTTCTTCCCATTTGCTTACCTCCATGTGCTCGATAATGACACCTATAGAGCCTAGACCAGAGGTTTGCGAGACAATGATTTTGCTGCAGGCTGATGCCAAAAAGTAACCGGCAGAGTACGCGGCATAATTAACGATGGCCGTAATGGGCTTAATGGCTTTTACTTGGTTGATAAAGTCAGCCAGTTCTTTGCAGCCGACCGCCATTCCTCCACCAGTGCTAAAGTCGAGCACGATTTCTTTTACCGGCTCATGATCGATAGCCCGCTGTATGTTGTTACGAATACGTTCATAGCTATTGAGCTCGGTACACTCTGCGGTAATGTGACCACGGCGAGCCATTAATAAGCCGTGCACCTGAACAACGGCAATATTGTCTTTAGCTACGGTATACATGCCATCACCATTGCAGGGTTGCTGACGGCGCGGCTCATAATCATCATCTTCCATTGCCAGTATCTGACCTTGGTCATTGAGCGATTTAATATCTGTTTGACTTACGACAACATTGATCCCCTGCATGCGAGGAATGAGTACTGACTTGACGGCATCAACCGCTAAACGCGTGGCAAACAGTGGCGTGTCGAATACCATGCTGGCGATGTGTGGGTAGTTTATCTGTGACATAGTATTGCCTCTATTTCCTTCATTTGTTGAGGGGTGGCTTGGAGCGACTGTTGTATTTGTGCTGAATCAACCATATTTAGCGGAGTAAGATAACGATTGCCGCCTGTGATTGGAGGCATGTTCTCGAGCCGGCGAATATCGTTAACCGATAACCAGCCCCATTGACGGCCAATAGCATAAGACTCATAACGCGATTTTTGATCGCCACGCAACAGACCTTGCACGTTGAATTCTATGTAGTATTCACCGCGCTCTGATGGCACCAGCAAGTCGCGGGTTTGCGCGGCTTCGATGCGCTTAAGCCACGGCAGCAAGGTGTAGATGACAAAGCCGAGTGACATTGACTCGATACCGGATCCCCAGGAGGAGGTTTTGTCATTATGCTGGACCATGTGCAGCGGTATCTTGTAGAGGCGGCAGATCTCCTCGACACCCAGGCGGCGCGACTCAAGCAGCTGCGCCTTTTCGTTGTCCATAGACAACTGCTTGTAGGTCATGCCGTCCTGCAGCATGGCGACCGAGAAGGCATTACGCAGGCCGCTGTGGCGCTCCTTCCACTTATTAAGAATGGCGTCAACTTTATCTTGTGAGTCGATCGATGCAACTTCTTTTGGTCGCTCGATGACACCGCTAGGCATAGCGCCGTTGGCAAACATGGTTGAGGCGTGCTCTTCGGTGGCCAGTGCCAGCCCCAATACGTCAATATTGGTTTGAATGGGTGATACACCGAGATATCCATCGAAGCTAAATGCTTTTACGTGGTGCATGAGGCGCATCGGTAAAATTTCACCTGTGCCTTTAATCTCGTAGTACGGCAGGCCGTCTGGCCCTTTTAATACGGTCACTTTATCTGGGTGAACTGGGATCAGCTCTTTGATGTAACCGTTGTTATCGAATTCTTTTAGTGCAAAGTGGTTACCGCGGATACCCAAGCACCCCATACCTTGTTCGTAATACTCAAAACTGGTGTCTTTTGCATTGGGCTGGTTATGGATGATGTCGTATAACGGGTGGTCTGTTGCCCGCTCGCGCCCTTCACCTTTGCGGCGGTATAACTCACACGGCAGCTGCGCCACTGATTCAGCTAATAAAGTGACGCATGCACGTGTAGCGCTTAGCGCCATTGCTTTTTCAGGGGTGACTATTACACCTGACTTGGCGCTACCACCTGATATCGCGCTTATCCAGCGGGTCCAGTCTGAATTATTACCAGCGCTAGAACTTGTTTTGAACATTTGCGGGATAAACATTAGTCACCTTTTGGCGTTGAATGAGTATTAGCCAACGCAATAGAGCGAGTGACCATAAATGACCACACTAAACATAAGATGCCAGCGGTAATAAAGCCTATTGACGGCAGTAGCAACCAGGCGCCGTATGACAGTAGGAATGCACCAAGCAAACCAACGATAAAACAAATGGCATTTAGCATAAGACGTCCGTAGTGTTGTAAACCGATTCTTTTGGGCCGCTGTCTTGATCTTCGGCGGTACCAATTGCCATTGCGGCAGCAACAACACCATCGATTCGACCCGTTGATTTTTTCTTTTGGAAAATACGGTTATCTTTTGGGTCAGCCTCAAGCACTGCGCTTGCTGCGTTCCAGCGAAGCACCGGATTAAGTTTTATTTCTAGCTCTGC